AATCTTTGACTTTTGGATGACAATTAGTTACGGCATATTCTGATACATCAACACCATAAGCTTCTATACCCAAAAGTCTCAAAGCATACACCATAAAACCTTTTGCACATCCAAAATCTAATGCTGTAGTAAATGGAATATTATTAATGATTGAAGCTGCCTCTCGAATACTACGTTCAGGCATCCATCTGTATTGCTCATAAGCACTTACTTTGCTACGAACACCATCTTCAAAATACTTCTCATCAAATACTTTTTTAATTTCTTCAGAGTTCATAATATTCCTCAATGTTAAAAAATACTAAATAGTTGGTAGTCGCGGATCTGACAATCCCACTACCTCTAACACTTAACAGGAGTGCCAGCATGAATATATATTCAATTTATATAGCAACAAATAAGATCAATGGTAAATCCTACATTGGATTTGACTCTAATTGGCCTAAACGAAAAAAAGCCCATCTTTATAGTTCAAATAATTCAAAATATCCTGATTATAATTATGCATTTCATAGGGCAATACGCAAACATGGATACGAATCTTTTTCTTGGGAAATACTATATCAATCTTTAGATATAGAACACTGTCTTAATGAAATGGAAGAACATTTCATTCACCAATATAATAGTTTCATTAATGGATATAATGAAACACATGGTGGTCAAGCACCATTCTTAGGTAAAAAACACACAAAGAAAGCAAAACAATCCATATCAAATGCTCATAAAGGGAATAAGTATAATTTAGGTAAAAAACGAAGCATAGAATCTATAAAAAAACAAAAAGATAACCATCCAAATAAAAAAGATGGTTATATACACAATATGACTAACTTCAAGCATTCAAAAGAAACTATTCAAAAAATGAGAGAATCTAAGTTAGGGCCAAAAAATAGTTCATATGGTAAAAAACACACAGAAGAAACAAAACAAAAGATTAGGCAAAAAGCATTAGAACGGGCTATGCAAAAGAATTGTGTTCCGTCTTTGTCATAATATCATCTACAAGATGATTTTGCGCCGCATATTTGCAAAATGAACAATTATGATGCCTAAGAATCTTATCTTCTCCAACTAAACTGTTATAATAAGTGGTAATTCCTGCGATATCGCACAATATAAATTCATCATTCACATGATAGTTGTTCTCTGGTGCCAACTCGGCAGAAGGACAAACATACACATTACCATCTGTAAATACACAAGGTTTTACGGCATGCATATAACAATGATCATTTCTGCGTATACCTGTAAAATTAAAATCTGAAAGAAAAGCATATTTCAGTTTACCATTTACCAGTTCATGTTTTGTTATAAGTGTTCGTATTTTTTCAATATCAGCCTCAACTTCTTCAATGGATTTAATTGCATTGAAGGCAATACGACATGGGATTTTCTTTTCTTCAACCCATGCCAACATCTTCATAAAGTTTTCTTCTTTGTATGAATTTGATGCAAGTTTCTTGGCCTTTGTATCAGACCATTCGCCAGTGATATTTGGATTAGTAGATGTTTCTGGTGCACCATCCCAAACATATGCGGCTGAGATTTCAATATCTAAGCCTTCAAACACTTCAAGATGATATTCATATGGTTTCTTTTCATCCCATGAATACATACCAAGTCTTACCCATGACAACATGTGCCAGTTCTTAACTTTCTTTAACTGAGAACCATTTGTGCAGATACCAATTTTTAATCCACGACTATGTGCATGAGCAATCGCTTCATCTAACTGTGGATGTAATGTTGGTTCACCACCACCTGTAAACTCCATACCCAAAACACCAAGGTCTGCAAATTGGTCAATTGCAGATTTCATTTGATCAAGTGTCAACATATCTTTCATTGCACGATTAGCAAAACAACAGAAAGAGCAAGTTAAATTACATGGGTTTGAAGGTGACATGTGAAACATCACAGGTTTTGGTCTACCACCATCTTGAATGATTTGTAACCTATCCATGTGTTTCAACAACTTAGTTGCGTTGCTGGTGTAACTACGGCCCTGTACTTTGTCTTCAGGAATAGGTTTCTTCTTTTTCATTATCGCACTTGCATTAATTATTTCCATTATGATACCTTAAATGTAAATTCATACTCAGTTTGTGATTCGTTATATGGACCAACTTCTTCATTATATCTATCCTTCATAAATTTGGGATAAATTTCACCTAATATTTTGTCCATCTCAGCAAATGCTGCCGACTTATCATAGTAACTAGGTTTATTTGGATGATACATTGATACTTCATGCATCACACCAGCTTTCTGTTTTGTGATTGCAGACAAGATGATATCAAATCCCCAACCACTCTTAACTTCATGATAATTCCAAAAATCTAACAGAATAGGTATCAATGACGAATGAAAGAAACCACCCATGCCTTCATTGAAGTTCGTTAGACTGTAACTGTAATCAGGAACTTGATGTAGTATTCGATGTGTGGATTCTGAGCCTGCGATAGTAGACATTTGAAACATCTTAATGTCTTTTTTCGTTGCAATCTCTAATGCCCTATTCACACTTTGAATATCAGTAACTAAATCATCATCCCAAAATCCAATGTAACCATAATCTCTATAATCAAATGTATCAAGGAAATGTTTTGCTAAGTCCCATTTGAATCCAGTATCTTTAATCAACTGGTCATATGAGTTCGGTTCAATATCAAAGTCTTTGTATTGATAAACAACAGTTTCATAATTTCGTTTAATACCATTTGTCCTGCGCCAATGATTATCTTTATCATATGCACCATGGTAGTTAAGTGGAATGCCAACAGGGCAGAAAATAACATTATTCATCTTTGATCCAATACCAAACGTCTTCTTTAACCATTCTTATATTTGGTGATCCGTTTTTATCTTTGAATTCATTTACTGCTTTTCTTACACCATCAAAAGACCAATCGTGTCCTGCAAATATTCCATTACTTTTTATTTTAGGAAAGAAAAGTTCACAGTCTCTCAAAGCACCTTCATAAGAATGATCACCATCAATAAAAATATAATCTAATGATTTATCTTCAAATGAATTTACAAAATCTTGACTGTAACCTCTAAGTATTTTTCCTCTTGGTGCAAAATCTGAAATATTGTCTTGTGCAGCCAAGTATTGTGCATCTAACATTTCTTGAGCAATTTTTATGTTGCCATCCATGTAACCAACATATGGATCTATTCCTGTGAGTTGTAGATTTGATAGATTTTGTAAAAAATGATTCATTGTCCAACCACTGGCCACACCAATTTCTAAACCAACAATTGTTTCTTGTTGCTGAAATAGATGTGTCACTAAGTCACAAAGGCCTGGAGCTGAAATCCATTTTTTTGAATCCCATTGTCCCTGTTCTTTTAATGTTCTAATGTTCCACTCATTCATATTTTTTCTCAATGATTTGTTTCCACTCAGGTACTCTATCATACTGATGTACCAATACAAATGGTTTACCATCACTTGTGCATACTGTATCACCAACTAGAATTGGGCATTTCTCAATCAACTTGTCACCATACTTATGTGCAACTTGTGGACCGGTTGTTCCCAACTGTGCAGCCCAACCGTCTTCAGAGGCAGTAAATCTTGTAATGTCCCTATATGGTTTCATATTCAACAATACATTCAATGCAGCTTGATCTGGTCCACCACCACCTTCAATATTATGTGAAGTGCCATTACATAACATATAGATGTTTAGAAACAATGGAAGCATAGTGTCAAACTTGCCAGAAATTGTTCCTGCATTGTAAATCAATCTGTCTTTATTGTGATCATGAATCAGTGGACCAAATGACTTCATAAGATTATGACTGCCCCAATCTTCATCTTTGTATTTGATTGATTCACATGCAACATTAATTTGTGCTTCACCCATGTTCTCTTCTAGCCAAGTAGAAGGATTGGATTGAAAGATTACATCTTTAACATCGGTTGTAACAATGTATCGATATTTACCTTCAAACTGTTTCAGTAAATACCATAGATGCAAAAACCTCTCAACTACAATTGAGAAGTCATCTCTGTATACAAATCTTTTGTTTTCTTCATCCTTTTTGAAAGTAAGGATGGTGTAGTTTCGTTTGACCAACTCTTCAACTGTTTCATATGAAACATTATAACAAAGCATGGCCTTAGTGCCAGTGAAACCACTTCTATCTAACGAGTTTACCCATGGTTTAATTTTGTCAAAATCATATCCAGTAATGCTACCAATCACTATATCATTCATAATAACCCCAATCAATTAATAATCTCTAAACCTTTTTATCTTGCGGCCTTGTCCAGGTGTATCGTTCTTATATGTATTCACCAATGTAGCTGTACCCTCAGCACCTGCACCAGATTTTGGTAATATATCAGGACTAACTGTCTCATACACACTATTATGCAACTTCATGCCTGTAACATCTTGCACCAATTTCCAGGCATCTTTAACCTTCGTTCTATCAATGTATGATTGTAACATCTTTTTCTGTTCAGGTGAAGCCTTTCGTTGAAACTTTGCCAATTCCATAACACCAATGTTGCCAGAATAAGATGCCTCATGCATCTTTAATCTTTTTGTTCGGCCTTCGTGTGATACATGATGTGCTTGAAATTTAACTTTTGGATATTCTTTTTGTAATTTTAAAAATTGCTCTAAATTAGTTTTACTATCATCATACATGTGAACATGGTCATAATTTCCTGTGTTCAAATGTTTTCTTAAAATAACATTCTTTTTCTCAGCCGTTGAATCATTACCAGGCACATTACCTGCACGATGTATGTGTGTATTATCCACATCAATTCCGTGTTTTCTGAATTTTTTTAGAACAGTATCCTTATCATCAAAATCTGAACGAGCAGTGTTCATAATAATCTTACTTTTATGATTTCCTGCCTTTATATTGTTATGTATAGCGTTTAATTTATCAATCATTGGATCGATAGGTTCAGATTCATCATGGAATTTTTTTGCATTTCTAAATTCACTAAAATCATAATGCTGACCAGTTTGTAACTTATGGTCATTAAACTCTTGGTTTGATAAAGTTTTTAAAAGTTTATCTGATTTATCTCTCACATGAATTTTTGCACTTGTTTTAAACAAAGTTTCATCAATGTCAAACACATGTAGACCTTTTTCTTCAACAATGTATTCCTTAAAAACTTTCATTTTATCCTCTAGTCAAGATAAGAATCTTTTGTATCTGTGCTTCAAGAATTGGTTTACGATTAGGCCAATTGATGTATGGTTTATCAGCTGTCTTTAGAAGATTCGTTAAGAATGGCATAATAAGTTTCTCTATTTGCACCAACCTTGCTTTGTATTCTTCAACAGTCTCATCTTTTTCAGCAATGACTGCATTGTATTCTTCTTCAGATACAGCAGAGAATCCAAAATCTTCTGATGCAGCATAAGAATCTATTATACTTTGTATGTTATAACCAGCCATTACTTACTCCAAGCTTTTGCAGCGGTAAAATTCAGGTGAGAAAACTCCAACCGGTCAACCAGCTTTACAGCTCCTCCTGTCGTTTTAGAAACTGCTACAAATCCTTCAGGATTAGTTACTTTGAAACCATCCTCTGTTTGTACGAATGTACTAGTAACTTGTTTCATCTGTTGCAACTTTTGAATAATCATATTTTTGGCATCAACCATGCCGTTTTGCATATCAAATATCTTAACTAAATCATTTGAACTACCACGAAGAGTTCGCATGATTTCATTCTTAATCATGGTCTTATCTCTTTTTGTTTTTTCCATCTTTGCAGAGACAATATCTTTATTCAATCTATCTTCAACCCATTTAAGTAATTCTCTCACATGAGTAG